TTGGTCGACAAGCACCTCACGACGCTTGTCGATAGGCTCGTCGACGCCCTCAACGATGAGAACGTAGGATTCGGATCCGAAGAGGACGTGAACGATGAGTAACCAGGGCGATGTCTTCCAGCTCGACATCACCGAGAACAGTGATGGTCCGTGCCTCCACGTCGTCACGCCAGCATCGGTGCTCGTGATCCACACGGCCGACGAGCTGAATGACATGCTCGACAAGTTCTCCGATCCGATCACGAACAAGGTCGTGAAGAACACGTCGAAGGACCGACGTTGGTATGTCGAGAAGATCCTTCCCGCGCTGCGCTTCTACTGCGACCGCTTCGGGGTCGACAAGCCGGGCTGGCTCGCGACCAACGGACACTGGCTGCGGATGTCGGACGTGGAGAAGTGCTCACTGTTCGGCGGCGGCAGCCTGAAGTACCGCGAGTTCGCACCAGTGAAGTGCGCCGACATCGCGGTCGTGCGCGAAGAGCCAGAGCAGGAGCAGCAGAATGGCTGATCGATTCCTCACACCTCTCCAACGTCGACGCATCCAGCAAGCGATCAGAGATGGTCACCTCGCGTTTCTTGCAGAGATGTTTGGTCCGACTGCGATCGATCACGAGGACTACGAGCGTCTCCGCGCGGCTGGAAAGATTCGGGACGAGAAACTCCTGCCTCAAGACGCTGCAGTTGCCGCTCACATGCTCGGTGTGGTCGTAGGGGACACCCAAGCATCTGCGCTGAACGCGATGCGTATGGAGACTTCCCGCGAGGACGCAGCGCGCATCCACGACATGCCAGCGAGCGCGGTCGCGCGCGAGTTCGGAGTCGACAAGCCCGCGCTCGTCTCCACGGACAGTTTCTGGCGACGTCTCCGTGATGATCCTCAGGTCGTCACGGAGGCTGAGCGTGAGGCCGTAGCGCTCCTGCGCGACCGCATCGGTCAGCACGTTCGCGGACTCGGCAACAAGTTCGAGTCGACTGCAGGTCACATCCTGGTGGATGCTGACGACAAGCTCCGTCGCCGCAGGTTGACCAAGCTGCAGACTGCGGTGATCAGCGGTGCTGAGGAGCGGACGACTGCGCAAGACGTCGCGCAGCGGATCCGTGACGCCACCAAGGACTTCAAGCGTGATTGGTTCCGTGTCGCTCACACCGAGCTGCACAACGCGACCGAAGAAGCCAAGGCGATCGTGATCGCGCACCGAGGACCTGAGCGCGACCCGCGCGTGTTCAAGCGCCCGCACGCGTCAGCGTGTAGCTTCTGCGTTCTCCTCTACCTCAAGCCGGACAAGGTCACGCCACGCATCTTCCGACTCAGCGCGCTGCTCGCGAACGGGTCGAATGTCGGTCGCCGTGCTGGGCGACCGACGCGATCTGGTCGCTCACGAACCGAGTGGAAGGCTGTGGTTGGAGCTATCCACCCGCTCTGTCAGTGCGAGCTGCACGTGTTCCCAGATGGGATGGGCTTCAACGAACGGGGGGAGATGGTGTACGTTGGCGTCAAGAAGTCCATGACCATCGAAGTGGACAAACCCAACGAAACGTTGTTCGACCACGTTTGCCAGGAGTGAATCAATGTCGCGCATCACAGGCACCGTCTCTCGCAGCATCCCGCTCGATTCACTTCTGACCCGCTCGCTCACGCTGGTCGGGACTTTCGACACGTTCGTGTCCGAGGTGGAGCTGGCTGCGATCCGCCCGACTCTGGACATGCTCGCCGCGTCAGGCATCTTGACCAACTCCAACATCTTCCAGCAGAGCGACAGCTTGCTGCAGGGTGTGGCAGGTGTCGGAGCCGACGCCCCGCTGTCGACGCTCGGCAGCGCGGCGCTGACCAACCTGTTGACCATCCCTCTCCTGATCCCGGATGCAGCCACCACGACGTACACGTACAAGACCGACATCAAGATCGAGGTTGTCGACATCGTCATCCGCAAGAGTGCGGCAGGTGCCGGCAACAGCATCAAGATGCAGGACAACGCCGCTGCCGACATCAGCGATGCCATCGCCACGGTGACCGACAAGGCCATCACGCGCGCCGGCACCATCGATCCCGCGAAGAACGTCATCCTCGCAGGCAGCACGTTCAAGTTGCTCTGTACGAGAGCCGCTGGCTCGATGCTCGCGCAGGTCTGGGTCCACTGCGTGAAGCGCTAGCTCTTCTGCATGAGCATCTTCTCTGACCTCGTGAAGAAGGAGCGCCCGCTGCATCTGGAGAACGCCTCCGGCGGCAAGAGCGGCGCTCTGATCGCGACGTACGAGGGCGGTGTGAAGGCGCTCATCAAGACACCGAAGGAGAGGCTACCAAGCGGCCACCGCAGACAGCGTGGCATCGCTTCCGAGCTGCACCCGGCGCGAGAAGCAGCCTTCTATCAGGCCGCGAAGCTCCTCGGATTTGCCGACCTCGTTCCTGAGACCGTGCTGACGAAGAAGGCAGTGAACGGCTGCGTGTCTTCGGCGCAGCTCTTCATTCCGGCGCACCACCTCCACGAGATGCAGCCGAAACTGAACGACGTCGACGACCCAGAGTGGGGAACGACGTTGATGGAGGTATGCGTGTCCGTGCCTCGGAAGTTCTGGCGCAGCCTCCTCGCGCTGGACGTCCTCGGTGGTTCCCGTGATCGTCACGCGAACAACGTGGGAGTCGTCATGCGCTCGGAGAACGATCGTCCGATCTACCGCATCGTCGCGTGGGACAACGCCGTGTCGTTCGGTGAGACGTTCGACCGCTATCACAACGTGTTCCACAAGTACCTATTCCGACGCTCTGTCGACCTCGCAGACACATGGCCTGCGCTCGAAAGCCTCACGCGCGGTGACCTGCACGATGCGCTCGACGAGTACGTCGAACCAGCCCTGGTCGAGCACGCATTCAAGCGTGTTCGCTTCTTCCTCGACTTCCCGTACCGCCTCCCTTTCAAGGTCTGCAGCAAGGGGCACGACGGTGTCCACGACTTCCCCGACTACCGACCATACTTCGAACCTGTTGTGGAGCGACCACTTCATCTGCTACGTATCCCTGCGTGAGGTTCGTGTATCATCGAGTTGCCAATGCGTGAGGACGTAGAACGACTCCTGGAGGAAGACGACTTCACTGTCTGGAATCCTGGCTGCGTCGGGATCATCGAGAAGGCTGGAGTCGACATCGAGACGACTCGCCCGATCGGCGGTTGGTGCTCGACGGAGAGCCTCGACCGTCAGGATGAGGTCGTGGTCGCGAAGGGTCTCGACTTCAGCGAGTTCACCGCGTTCGGCTACTTCAACGACAACCACAAGCAGGGTACCGCTGAGATCCTCGGCTACCCTCGCGTCGCTCGTCTGGAGAAGAGTCGCTGGTGGACCGAGGGCAACCTCATCGTCGGATATGCACCCGCAGACAAAGTGTGGGAGCTGGCGAAGGCGCTCCACGCGCAGAATGCTCCACGCAAGCTCGGTTTCAGCATCGAGGGGAAAGTGCTGGAGCGTGATGGTTCCAACCGCATCGTGAGAGCGAAGGTCAGGAACGTCGCTATCACTAATGCACCGGTGAACACCGACTGTCTGTGGGGTATCCTGAGCAAGGCGTTTGCCCCCCTCGACGTGGTGGAGAAAGCACAACGCAAGGCTCTAGCGGAAAATTCAGCGTTGGTGCAGAGTGTGGGAGTCAGTCGCAGCGGAAACCACGTGAACAGCATCATTCACCAACGCAACGACGAACTCTCGTTCGATGAAGCGACGGATCGTGTGCGCAGAATCCACCCGAATCTCAGCAAGGCGGCGTGCGCTCGCATCGTCCGTTTCGCAGCGAGCCGCTAAGGAGAACAGATGTCGAACACTGATCGACCGTTCATGAACACGCAGTTCGAACTGCTGCATTCTGGGCAGGTCACGTTCACTGCTTCTCGCGAGGTCGACCTCGGTATCAAGCACGACAACTTCATCCCGGTGCTGAACCTGGTTGGTTCAACTGCCGCCGAGAACAACGTCGCTCCGAACCTGTCGTGGCAGCGCGTGACGGGCAAGCCCGGTGTGTTCAAGATCTTCGCATGGAAGGCCACTGCGGCAGGTACCACCACACTCATCGCTGCAACCGCAGCGTGTACCGTTTCGTTCGTCGCCGTCGCCGGAGCATCCGTCTCGTAACGGGACCCGTCTCGATTTCAGGGAGAAACCATGAGCAACACGAACGCGATCCCGAACTTCGCCAACCAGAACCTGTTCAAGGTGATGCAGTCGGAGACCTTCACCATCCCCGACTCGGTCTCGGCGCCATCGCCGGCTGGTATCTCCTCGGGCCTCTCTCCGGCCACCATCTTCGACGGACGTCGTCCGACGGTCGGCGGCTACATCTACGCGGCCTTCAGTGATGCCGCTGGTCCCGCCGGCCAGGACTTCCAGTGGAAGGTCAACCCGAAGGACGTCGTCCTGATGTCGGCTGCCGGTGCAACAACCACCGTGTCCGTCAACGGCGTCGTGGTCTTCACCTGGGCGTCGACCACAACCGCTGGCGTCCTCGGTTACTACTCGTAGTCACCGGCTAGGAGAACACCATGGGCAAGAAGGACAAGACGGTCAGGATCCCCGAAGGCAAGCTCGTCAAGGCGATTGCCGAGCTGGAGGATCACTTCGAGAAGGGTGACGCGCTCGCCGAGCGCGACCCCGAAGGCGCCCTCAGCACCGAGGGGACTCCACTCTCTGCGGCTGTCGACAAGAAGACGGGCGTCTTCAAGGCGAGCAGCGCCTCTTCTTCATCGTCGGATGATGACGATGACGATGACGACGACGATGACGATAAGGCTCCGCCCTTCACCAAGAAGGATGCGAAGAAGTCGATCGTCAAGGCCGACGCAGAGTCAGACGACGGTGCCGACAACAGCGGGTCGGGTGGCGACTCCGAGAAGTCGTTCCGTGACGTCGCCGACAACGACGAGACGATGTCGAAGGCCATCAACATCGCTCCGTTCCTGGAGGCGCTCGTCGACCAGCTCAGCCTGGCGATCCTGTCGATGACCAAGTCGTTCCACAAGTCCATCGTGGACCTGGAGGGGCGTCTCAACGCCCGACTCGACACCCGCATCGCGAAGGGTTCCTCTCTCCAGGTCGACTTCAACCAGAAGGTCGCGAAGGCACTCACCGCCATCGGTGAGACGATGCAGGAGCAGAACGACCTCGTGAAGTCGTTCGGCAACCAGCCCGTCGCACCACGCGGTCGTGCTGTCCTCTCGAAGAGCGAAGTCAACAACCCACCGTGGCAGGCGGGTCAGCAGGACCACGCGATCGGCTCGGAGGGCAACTTCGCCGCCGAGCTGGCCAACGTCCCACCGGAAGCCATCGGCGATTGGTTGTTCAAGGCGTCCTGCTCGAACAAGATCGACTCCAAGCTGATCATGGCATGGGAAGCCGACCACTATTCCATCGAGGCGCTGCCGGATCAGGTGCAGAAGGCCCTCGTCAATGACCTCTGCAAGTAGGAGCTGACCATGATCTCGATGAAGGATTACGAGGGCTACAACGGCTTCGGTCAAACCGCAGCCACCGACGTGGACGAGCTGAGCAAGGCGCTCGGCGCCGGCTACCAGAATCCACCAACCTCCGGCAGCAACGCGCTGCGCGTCGAGTCGCTGGAGCAGACGCTCCGCATCTTGACGTTCACGCAGGCGCACATCCAGTTCTGGCGGGACATCCCCAAGCTGCCCGCGTTCAGCACGGTCGAGGAGTACAACGTCCAGACGAGCTACGGCTCGGAGTCGGGCATGTTCACTCGTGCCGGCGAGCTTCCCCAGGTGCAGGACTCGGCGTACGAGCGTCGCACGGCGCTCGTCAAGTACGTCACCACGCAGCGTGAGGTCGATCATCCGACGACCCTCGTCCGACCTGCTCACGGCAACGTGATCGCGCAGGAGACGCAGAACGGTGGCATCTGGATCCTCGAACGCGTCGAGCGCTCCCTCTACAACGGTCGCTCCGACATCATCGCCGAGGCGTGGGACGGTCTCGACCAGCAGATCCGGACCGACGCGTCGGCCACGCTGAACATCATCGACCTCCGCGGCGGCATCCTCACCGAGGACAACATCGAGGACGGCACCAACCGCGTCATCGAGAACTACGGTGTCCCGACCGACCTCTACGCAGCTCCCAAGGCGCTGTCGTCGATGGTCAAGCAGTTCTACCCGCGCGAGCGCTTCTCGATGCCCGCCCCGGTCGACGGCGTCGTCGGCATGTCGGTCAACCGCGTCCGTACGCAGGCCGGCCTGATCAACCTCAAGGGCAACATCTTCCTGCGCTCGGGCAAGAACAACAGCGTGAAGAGCCCGCCCGCGAGCGCCTCTGCGACTCGCGCGCCCGTCACACCCTCGCAGACGACGGTCGTCGCTGGCGGTCCGTTCGCGGCCTCGCTGTTCGGCGCCTCCGACGTCGGTCTGTGGCGCTGGCGCGTCGCCTCGGTCAACCGCTTCGGCGAGTCCGCGGCGTCCACGTCGACCACGGCGTCGATCGCGGCGGCCGGTGACAACATCACCATCACGATCACGAACGGTGCTGACTCCGCCGACGTGACGACCGGCTACAACATCTACCGGTCGCTCGTCGCCGGTGGTGTCGCTGGTACCGAGCAGTTCATGACGCAGGTCCCACGCATCGGTGCAGCGGCCACGACGGTCTTCACCGACAACAACCGGTTCCTGCCGAACACGTCGCGCGCCTACCTGAAGCAG